GTGAAACAGGATTTGCCGCGCGAAGTTCGCGAAGCGGGAACGGTGGCGCCTATACTTGGAAACGCCCGCGTGTTCGACCCGAACGGCGGCGACACAAACCAAAGTGTCGGCGCGCCATCGTCGACCGCAAACACGCAACCGTTGAACGGCAACACACCGCCGCAACAACCGACGTTTGGTCAATCAAATTCAAACAACGGTTTGCCGTTCTCATGAACATTCCAATTGTTCGTCCGATGGACCGGTTCGAAGCCGTGTCCAAGATTCGCGAAACCGGTTCCCAACGTGGTGTTGGGACCGGGTTTCGTGACCTCGACAAATTGTGGACCATGAAACGCGGTTTTCCTTTGTTCGTGGCCGGCGCACCGCACCACGGCAAATCTATTTTCGTGAAACAATTGGTCGTCAACGCGGCGTTGAATCACGGATGGCGTTCGTTGTTGTTCATGGCGGAGGAAGGAGGCGCCGCCGACCTGATTGTGGATTTGGTGGAAATGAAAATTGAACAGGACGCGCGGAAATTGACGCCGGGCGGATTGCCAAACGAACGGTGCATGACTGACGACGTGTTCAACGACGCGTTGTTGTGGGTGAACCGTCATTTCGCCATCATCGACCCCGACGACGTGGCCAACACGAACGTTCCGTTCACCTTGGAATTGTTCCACGACATCGCGCGCCGTGAATCGTTCGACATGACCGTGTTGGACCCATGGAACGACATTGACCGCGATTTGGAAAAACACGGCGGCCGTGAGGACTTGCAATTGACCGATGCGTTGCGCGACGTGCGGCGGGAATCGGCACAACAAAACCGAATCGACATCGTGGTGACGCACATTGCAAAAGTGACGGCCGACAAAAAATCGGTGTGCGGGACACGTTACCAAGGACACGCGTTGCCGACCGAATGGGCCGGCGGCCAAACGTGGTTCCGACGTGCGTTCACCATGTTGTTGGTTTACCGTCCGCCCGCGGGTTTGGTTTTGGAACCGGACGGAACCGCGATTGAACCGGGCGAATGTTGGGTGTATTGCCAAAAGACGAAACCCAAAGGCGTGGGCCGATTGGGCATGGTGAAATTGTGGTGGCAACCCGCCAACCATCGTTTCGTTGAACGGGACGAATACCAAAGGGAATTCGGACCGATGCAACGGTGACAAAAAAAAATCGAAAAAAAATTTGCCCAACGTTTGGATTTGTGAATTGTGTGCGTATCTTTGAGACATCAAACAAACAAAACACAACATCATGTCTACTTCAAACAAAATCCGTTTTTCAAAAGTGTTCCAATACGGCGAGGCGTGTTTCATGTCACGTTGTGACGGACGAATTGAAATCACATTTCGCGGAACATGTCGCAAACGTGCGACGGTGTCAAACGCCGACCACAACCGCAAATGGAATGTCGCCGACACGGTCGACGAAGCGTTGGAAATTGCACAACGCATGTCCGACGACCACGCGTGGAAAGGAATGGAAATGAACGGTTGGAACAAATAAGGCGAACCGATGAACACGTTGTTTCAAAACCACATGGCCGCCGGTCGCGCAATTGCGATTGTCCAAGCCAACAAAACCGTGGACGACATCCACATGACCGGCAACAACATTTTCGTGGCGTTTGACCACGGGAACGAAACAATCATGTCGGCCGTCCCGGACCGGTTCGGTGACCGTCAGGTGTTGGACGCATGGACGGACAAACACCGGTGCGAATTGGTCGAAGGTGCCGACGACATATTGGACGGCGTCGCGTGGGAATTCACGTGCGAATCGGGCAACCGTTGGATGTGCCGATTGATTGTCGAACCGTTGCGATTGAAGCGCGACGACAACGACCCGGCCGCGTTCATGATTGCCGGTCACGTCATGCACCAACGCAACGGCAAATGGCAACCACACGTCGGATTGGTCGACGTCGAAATTGATTGACAATTGGTTCGCGGGCAATGTTCCCGTGTCCCCTCTCCAACCGCGGTTCGATTTGGGCCGCGGTTTTTTTTTTGAAAAAAGTTGTCCAAATGTTTGGAGGTGTGAAATGTGTGTGTATCTTTGAAACATCAAACAAACAAAAACACACACCATGAACCTTTCAACCAACCTCGACCGCGAAAAATTGTTGTTCATCGCGTCAATGTCTACTGCCGAACTCAACAAAATGTTGGACCACGGATTGAAGAACGCAACCCAAGGAACAAACATGCAATGGGCCGCGGCCATCATGAACGAATTGGATTTCCGCGAACGGACGCGCGGATGAACAACCAACCGAACAAACGACCCGGCCACCGCGCCGGGTTTTTTTGTGCCCGAACATTCCGTTGTCGAAAACTCATTTCGCAACGACATTGATTGTGTCCGACGCCGGGCCTACCTTCGACCAAGTCAGAAAGACACACGCGGCGTGACACGGTGACGGCATCGGACGCGCCCCAAGCGCGGACGAAGGACGGCACACCAATTCGCCCGTGGTGTATTTGAACGGGAACGAATGCCCAACATTCCAAAACGCGACCGCAAACGTCCGTGGAAATCCAAACCGCGCAACACCAAACCCGCCCGTTCGTTCCGTGAGGACGGAACGCCCGTTCGGCCATTTGACGGAACACCAACAGGTTCGGACGTTGACCCACGATTGAAGACGGCACGATGGCAACGGTTCCGCGTGGCCGTGATTCAACGTTGGCCCGTGTGCCCGATTTGCGACCACATGGGACGCACGACACCAAGCACGGACGCCGACCACATTTCACCAAGACACCGAAACGAATTCGACATGTTCGACATTGCGAATGTGTGGGCGTTGTGTCGCGATTGTCACCAAGTGAAATCGCATTTGGAACGGCAACGAATCCACCACCAAACAATTGACGGTTGGATTCAACATGTGGCACGAATTCGAGGAACGCGCAAATGACGTTCGGCAAACCCTGATTGGTTTGGCCGAACGTTCGCCCGTGGTCGTTTCGTTGGCGGACATGTGCGGGTTGCATGTGTGGCAATTTGTCGCCATGTACGTTGACCATTTGCCGCCATCCGAATGGCGATTGGTTGTCGAGGAATGGAACGTGGACGTCATGCACAACGTGTTGGCGCACCTCATCATGTGGTCCCAAGAACAACACACGACCGGCGCCGACGATTTGTTTTCAAACGACGACGAAAGGGAATTTTTGTGAACGTATGGGGTAACCCATGCGAAAAATCGTGCATATTTGGACCAAGACCGCGGCGGGTGGAGGGCAACGTAAGTGTCCGATATTTGGCCAAAGGGGAGGTTTGGAACGTAACTAATTGACAACCAATGGACAACGACGCAAAACGGATTTTGGACATGGCGATTCGCGGTGTCCAAGGCCCGCCCAAGGCGGCCAAACGGGACGTTTCGAAGGGAAAGAAAGCCGACAAACCAAAGGTTGTTCCGGCGTGTAAATTGTCCCGCCGTGAACGCGCGTATTTCAACGCCGTGGTTTCGTTCCTTGACGAACGCGGGTTGTTGGAAACGGTCGATTCGTTGTTGTTGTCCATGTTGGCCAAAAACGTGGCGTTGTGGCGCGACATCGCCGAACGCATTACGTCGGCCGACGACCTCATTCAAACTTTTGAGAACGGGACAACAAATGTGTCCGCGATGCAAAGCGCAAAGGACAAAGCCGAAACGGCCATTTTGAAAATCGCCGCGCGGTTGGGGTTGTCCCCGATGGACCGCGCCAAACTGTTTGGTGCCGCGACCCAAATGGCAAACACCAAAGACAAACAAAACGACGGTGACGACCTCGACCGATTCATGGACGCCTAACGATTGGGCCACGTACGTTGCCGACGTGTTGGAGGGTAAACAAACTGTTTGTCACTACGTCCGGCGCGCCGTGGAAATGTTCATGGACGATTTGGGCCGCGACGATTGGGAATGGAGGTTTGACTCCGGCGAGGCGCAACGATGGATTGAATTTGTCGCGCGGTTTTGCAAACACACGCGCGGCGAATGGGCGGGCAAACCATTTTTGTTGTCGCC